GATTAATAATAATAATGTTCTTCCTATTGCCAACAACAATAACAATGCTCCACAACAAGGAGCCAATAATAATAACAATCCTCCCCAACAAGGAGGTCAACATTTAGGAAACGCTTTTGCCATAAACGACAGAGGCAACCCCGCAGTTCTCAGAAGAACTCACAACACCAATGTCAACACAGTGACATCAAGGTCGGACATAAGGAACAACGTCACCACCACTTCTAATGTGACGAATCATTCTACTGTCCAAACAAGAGCTGAGAACAGAAATTTCGTATCTTCAGAAGCTAGAAACAATGTGACCACTTCATCTACAACAATAGATATGGCACAAGTTTCTGACAAAAAGTTCGCTAACGTAAATAAGCCAGGAATACTTTCAATGGTAGGAATGTCAGATGCTTTTGATGCGAGGGTACAATTTAATACAAGTGTTTCCGATGCAATTGCAATGGAAGAATATCTTAAAACTAAGATGGAAAGAGAGAAAAAAGAATTTAAAAAATTAAAAGAAACTAAGGCAATCTACACCAAGGTAGAGGATAAAATGCCCACAGCATGTCTAGTAGAGTCCAGTCCACTCGACGGAGCTTTACTAGAGCAGTTTGCAGGTACAACGAACCCTGAGGCTGCTAATTTTGCTGGAGAAGTGTTTATCCCCTATACTCACCAAACCCAAACTAATGCTGGAAAATCTTTTATCAGAAGAACTAACCAACAACAAATCCCATGCAACACAGGACCAGAATGTCTTGAAATTCTACAAAATCACCCAACATTTAAGCCTTTAAAATTCGACTGTCTTGATACCAAAACTTATTCCAAGGGATTCCACCCCACTTTAGCTTTCTTAAGGAGATTTTTTAATTATGTGTTTTTAGCAGAAACACTTAGTTCTAATGGTGCTCCTTTTAGAAGAGTTATTGAGGTCGCTGGATCAATTGGAAGAAGTGCCGCTCAAGGCCTAAGACACATCTTTTATTATAATCCTTGCTTAGGAGCACAAGACTCCAAAAGGATTCAAGATGTCTTAGAGTTGATAGATAGGGGAATTGACCTAACCAATAGATATATCGCACAATCTATAAAAGGAGACGGAGATCCAATAGAAGAAATGTGGAGAGCAATGGATTTCAAAGGGGATGTCGATCATAATAAAAATCTTGATGATGACGATATTCCTTCAGAGATTCATATAGTTGATGCTTTATACTATGGTTTAACAAAATGGGTAGCAAGGATGCTAATGAAGAGAAATGTGAGACGTTGCAGAGCAACTTATCATTGCTATCCCCCCAAAGACAAGCAAGAGTCAGGTGTTTATCCAGATGGAGAAGGCTGCTGGAGATACAAGGGCGATAAAGTGGTTGCAGAAATGAATGGAAATCAAACCGCTTATCACCACGAAAATTTATACCCTGAACTCTATGAAAAAAATTTTACCACGAGAAAATTCACTTTCGGTAACGAAACAATAACAATAGCTATTCACGTGTGTAATAGGGTGAAGTTGGGTTCTGTTTATTATTTAGAACTAGAAATTGTCAAAGTCTATGGAGAAGAAAGACAAGAAAATGTGTTGGTTCAATCAGCTGATCTATCAGTTTCATTACAAAAGAAAGATTTAAAAATGGATTGGCACAAAGGAAACGGAAATCATGTTTCCTTCGATGGGTTTGAGTTCATTTCCTTTAGAAAAGAGATCTATATGCCAAGTTACATATTCTATGATTGTGTGGAATTAGAAGCCTTACAAACTGCTCCCAAAATTACAATGGAGCAATACAACAATTTGGTCGATATTGCTATGCAAAGATCTAAAGTGACATTAGACGCAATGAGACAACTACAAAGAGTAGCCAAGGATTATGTGAAAGATCTAAAAACAGCGGTAGGACTTGCTCATATGATATGGGAAGTCACAAGTGATGTAGAATTAGCAAATGAATATTTTCTTCAAACCAACAAAACTGTTAGAGAAAGAAATGCTATCGGAACAAAAGATGCTAAGATCCTTTTTAGGATGCCAGGTTTGGACTTTGTCAAACAAGTAGCCTGGGAAATTTACAATCACCCCAAAGTCAGAATCAATAGAAGAGTATGGATCACTCTTTTTGTTATCAGTTTCTGTATCGTTAGCATTTTGGGAATTGAAACTGCTGCTTATTTTGGAGTATTCAAAAGAGTACCTAATGCAGGAAAAGGAAAATGCAAGGTCAAAGCAAAGAAAGGATTTTTCACCTTCAAAAAATATGAAAAACCCATCACAGTGGACAATATTACCTGTAAAAAACAAGATAGACTAAAATGGGAAGTCTATGAAATAAAGACTAGAGAAGTGGATGCCAATGAAAGAGAAATGAATTATGTTCATTGGATTAGACCTTTGTTCAGAATTCGTAGTCTACTTGAGGGTTTCGAGAGAATTGCTTTATCAATTGAAAGATGGTTCAACATCAGATTTATTCCTGTAGCCTTAGCTTGGCAAGCAGAATACCAAGAAAACAGAGCAGATTGGTTACTGTTCTATCTATGCAGTAGTTTACTCCTATGTGTCTACCTATACAAAAAGATGCAATTTTCTATGAAAAGGAGACACAAAATAGTTGTCAAAAAAGCTGGCAGAAAATACTTTAGATCATGTGTTCAACCTGAATACTGGGAAACCAATAATTTTAAAACTGATTCTAGTAGACACAAACTAGAAATCAAACCCCAATTTACTTTTCTCACCAAACTCTTCAGTAACTTAAATAAAGAAGAGTTCAAACAGATGCTCACTCATTGTGACTGCGAGAAAACAGAAGAGGCTGGAGAAATTGTGGCTCCAATCCCTCAATTCAAAGAAAAATTAAAAATAATCAATTATCATAACTGTGTGCTAACAAATGCCACAGCTCTAAAAAGATCCGCAGCCACTGTTCCCACTCCTCATCATCAGACTCTAAAAGAGTTTAAACAATTCATGGAAGAGGAGATTTATCCCGAGTTTGACAAATTAGCCAAATCATTTACATATAGCTTTGCTATCTGGTGGAATCACATCAGTGTATCTCAAAGAAATGAGGTACAAAACTGTTTAAAACAAAACAGAAATTGGCTAAACAAAAGAGAAATTATCAAAGAAATAATTTCTTACAATAATTTTGTGAAATCTGAAGATCAAACTATGGGACCCAAGGATTCCAAGACTAGAAATATCTGTAATGTCGGACCCTTGAGGAAAATGTTAGCCGGACCAGTCATTTTTATGTTAGAGAAAATGGTCAAAACCACTCCATTTTTTGATGGATACATGAGTGGTATGAACTATAAAGATAAAGGGCTAATATTGGGACAAATTGGGGAATTACTAGGACATGATTGTGTAAAATTGGATGGAGATGGAAAAGCCTTCGATTCAACACAACACATCGAAATAAAGAGATTAGTCGATGATGTGTTGTATTCAAAAGTTTTAGAAAATATGAAAGGCAAACCCTCACAATTTCCTTTATGGGCAATTAAAGCAGCATTAATGGATCATCATGCTGTAATCAAAATGATCAAAAGAAAAGGAAAAAGACTAGTAACTCAAGCTGTTTTGAGTCATGAGGGAACAGTCCATACTGGAGATATGGACACTTCACTGGGAAACACCATCAGAATGTGGTGTTACATGAGATTCATAGAGAGAAAAATTGGAATTCCTCTAATTCAAACCCCATCCAATATAGTTTCCAAGAAACAAGTAGCAGGAGACGATAATAGCCTCTACTTGAAAAAGAGTTTCTATGAGAAAAACAAAAATCTCATCATCCAAGCCTACGCCAGTGTTTTCCATACTAAATTGGAATCAAAGAAACATGGTTTAGGACAAGTAATAAAATTTCTCAAGAAAGGAGAAATTTGGCAAGGAGATTTTTGTAGTACCAACTGTTTCAGAGTACAAAGAGAAAACATCGCTTACAGAGTAATAAGAGTACCAAGCAGATTCTTGAGTACCTTCGCATACAAACCAAAAAGCGATTTAACCGCAGAAGAATGGTTATTCGCCACTGGAGAATGTGAAATGAGTTGGGCTGAGGGATTACCTATTTTTGATGCTTTATGTCAATTTAAAATGAGACATGGACAAAGAGCTGTTCAGAGTACAAGAACTAAGAAAATTTCCCCTGAACTAGAAAGAATCCCTTTATCATTTGAAGAGGAAACTATAGTAGAGAAATACGACATTCATTTCTACAAAGACAAAGTCCTAGAGAACTATTTCGGACAAACTCACTACTGGAAATCAAGAATGTATCAGAGTGAGAATCGTGATACTGATTACGATGACTGTGTTCAATGGTTATGGTTAAATTACTCCATTACCTTAGAAGAAATAAAAAGCTTTGAAGCTTACCTAGAAATGTTAGACATTGACACAGAAGAAATGGATCACCCAGTAATTCATAAACTGGAAAAACCCAGAGATCAAGAAGATCTCGTTACTCTCTTCCATCGTTAAACATCTCCTTAAAAAGGAGATCAATAAAGACCGAAAACGTCGTTAAACTACGACCGGGAAGTCGTTAAACTACCAAAAGACAGTGGGTCTATAACCACGATATGAGACCGGCACCCATTCGGCACCTGATCTGGCGATGACCTCCGCATTGGAGAAAGACCCTTAGGCAAGGTCTGCCTGTCTAGCTACTCTTCATTGAAGGGGTTCACACTTGTTTTGATTCGCAGAAATAACTTTAACTATTTAATAAATGCAATCAACAATCAACAAGTCAAACAACAATAAAAGAAAAGGAGTTCAGAAAAAGAAAACTCTCCTTCGAAAACAAAATAAAGTAAGGATTCTCAGAAATCCTTTAAGAAGAAATAGGACAATTCAATTTAAAAATTCAGAGTATTTGAATTGTCTATTACATCCTGAAAAAGTCCATGGAGCAAAAATACCAGGATCCGCAGTACCCGTCGTTAGCCTTCATAGAAGAATTATTCAGAGATACACTACCAATGCTAACGGATGCATTGGATTTAGTTTTTATCCAGAAGGCACCTTGGTAGAAAATACATCTGGAGGAACAGCTGTGGTCGGAATCCCCCTGAGAATGTGTAACACTTCCACTTACAATGGAACGACTGCACCATCAGGATTGGATCTCTTGATTCAAACAGCTTCGAATCCATTTTCACTACCAGAAGGGACTGTTAAACAATTTAGACTAGTGTCAGCAAGCATCACTTGCAGATCATTAGCTCCAGCCCTCACAAGATCTGGTGATATCCATATAGCTTTAGTCAATGGAACCTATAATCAATTAGGAATCACCGGAGGTTCAACAGATCAATGCAATTTCTTGGCATTGACAAATATCGATAACTTAGTAGGAGGGAAATACACCTATGCTAGAGTAGAAAACGGACAATCAGCAAGAGCAATTTGGATTCCTCAAGACGTTTCTTGTCTTGATTTCAAAGATGTCTACAACGCTCAAACATTTACTGATAATTTTATTTCAATCATAGGAATTGGACTAGCAGCTTCCTCATCCGTAGAAGTAGTTATGGACTTCAACTGGGAAGTCACATCAAAAGTAGGAAGCTTATTACAAGGAATGGAGTCATTTTGTCAGGAAAATATCGACCCTCTAAGAGTGTGGAGGACAGCATATTCTATCAGCCCACCTTGTATTGCTGCAAAAGATGTAGATGCATATTCTGCTACTTCATATCTTTCAAACGTGGGACTCAACCCTGTGAAAGATATCTTGTTAAGACCTTCAGAATTAGCAAAAGCAGATATAGCAGCAGCAAAAGTAGCCCAGGACTACTTTAACTTGATGAAATCTCAAAACAATTTCGATCCTTCTAGAGATATTGTCATGGGAGATTTAAGAAGATAAACTATCCTTTTCTCAAGAGTTGGTTGTTCCGCCTTGTTTGCAAGACAAACTCGGTGCCTAGAATTAAAGGGACAACTAAAGTGTGAATTATGAATTAGCCCCGATCATCTTCCGGATCTGTGGTTGTATATATTATTCAAGGAATGGACATTAGATTCCTCTTGAAAGGAAGAAAAAGACTACATTGGCAAAATAAAGGGATTGCCAGTGAGATTTATACTAAGGACCTCCTAGAAGACTGCCCAAGTCTTGTAGCGTCCATGCCATAAGGCACGCATTTGGTCTGGTTTTCCAGCCTGGGAAGCGATTCCTAGAGTCCAATGAAGGGCTGCCATGTGTTTCCATAAGGAAGTTCGTGAGGTTAT